TTGGCGTAATGAATTCCTCGGTAACAGAGAAGTGCAAACACCTCATCTGGATCGTGGATTTCTGGATCAAATTCTGGCACTATTGGATGTGCCAATGTAAACTTGATGTTTAGCATTTGTCTTTACCTCCTGTAACATATTTATGTTCGGAGATCCTGACATTAAGTATAATGTACTACAATCTTAATAATTTCTAAACGATGTCCCATGTTATATGACCATTTCCGTGATCCCTTGATACAAATGATGCATCATTATCATAGTAATCCTTCAAGGCTATGTTGCCTGATACCACCAATCTATTGATAGATGGATCTTTTACTTTATCTACACCATGCATTAACCATGATGGCCATGCTAGTATGTCTCCGACTCTCTGATCTGGATATATTTTTCTATCATCTTTCCCTAAGAAATAAAAACATTTCTGTTCAGAACAATTAATGATGTGTGTAAAAGATATTATTTCTGTACCACCAAAATGAGAGTGTGCCGTATGAGTATCTGTTTCAGAGTTATACATCTGAACCCATAAGTTACGGTAGTATGTGCTTCTCTTGAACATACCCAGATCTTTCATGATCTCATCTATGATCTCTTCATAGTAGGCATCTATTATATCAGAAAAGGTTGAAGAATTATAAGAAGTATAAAATTTTTCCTTATCATTATGTTCTTTCTCTATTCTTCTAAAAATAATAGATCTCAGAGATTCTGGAATAATTCTATTTTGTTTCCATATTATCATAAGAATCAACACCAAGATACACAACATTGCCAGCAATCATACATCTACCACTTACTTCCGAGTCTGGAACTTCATGTGATTGATGTCCACCAAAAATTATTAATCTACCCTCTATAACTTGAATTGAATGATCTTCAACTATGAGTGGTGAACTTCCCTCTGGTGCTTGAAGATAGTAACCGAATGATATGGGATAAGGGAAATGATTATGTAACACTGTGCCTCCCCCTTGATCATAGTACATACCCCAATAGTCAGCTACTCTGAATTTTTTGGAAGACTCTGGACTAGAATGGTAAGCAGAATTAGTCCACTTAGAAAAGTCTTTTACTGCCTCTACCATAATACTTTCTATCCAATCAAACAGTATATGATGCTCTGGTAATTCTCTTTCACTACCTGTGTAAAACCTTGTTTTTAATGCTCCACCCTGTACCCTTATATCTGCCTTGTCGGATATCCATTTTATCAAAGGATCTCCTAATTGTTCTGAAAAAGGACAATCATACACTATAGGTTCAAATGGAGATGTTAAACCTGGCAGATCAGAAAATTTGTATTGAGTAATATCCATAATAAAAAAACCCTCCGTTAAGAGGGTTGATCCATCTCGAACTACTATTATTTATAGGTAGTCTTTACGAGCGTGATGTTCTGGTACTACTTTACCTAGTTTAACTGTAAGAAGTCCATCTTTAAATGTAACTTCTCGGACTTCTGTATCTTCTGATAAAGTCCAAGCTCTGTTGAAGTTTCTTTGAGCAAGGCCTCTATGAACATACTCAGCGTTCTCTGTATCCTCTTTATTTCCCTCTACAATAAGTCTTCCGTATTCGGTATAGACTTTGATCTCCTTCTTACTAAATCCTGCCAGTGCGATCTCTAGGCGAGACTCAACGTTGTTTAACTGGATTAGATTATATGGAGGATAATTAGGTGTTGTATCAAAATTAAAGAATGAATTTAAGTAATCATCCATGCCAATTGAATTCTTCGAGATCTTATCCATTAAGTCTGGAAGATTGGCAGTACGGTATCTTTGAATTTCCATTTGGTTCTCCTTTAAAAGCGAGTGTGAATTGTGTCCCTTGCGGCGACACTACTATTTAACCACAAAACACAAAAAAAGGGGGTCGTATAAACCCCCATAATATCTTGTGATAACCGTCAATCTGCCTTTACAAAAGCACTTGGAGACGTTTGTACTACTTTCTTTTTCTTGCCTATGTTGTACTTAGTTTCTAGTGTCCAATCACCTTTATCTTTGAATGAGAGAACTTTAATTTGATTCAAAGGAGCAACATCAGTGATCTGTTCTGTGTTAATAATAGTAATCAATCCCCAATCAGATAAGAGAGTGATAATTCTATTACGGCGTTGAACATCATTGATAGAAAGATTAGCAGACTTTCCATCTAATGCAAATAGTTCTTTAAAATGTACGATATAGTATCTGCCTTGCTTGTGAAGAATGTGGCATGATTGATAGATCTTCTTTTCTTTTCTAGAAGCTACACCAATCCTAGTGAGAGTTTCTCTGACTTTTAAAAAATCATCTGGTTCATTCAATGTGACTTCGATCATTTGATCCTGTGACCAATCAATCTCAGGTTCTGTAAACCCACTCATGTTGTACCTCCAACGTCAATTTTCGCTTTGATGTAATTCAACTGCTCTTTAGATAATATCTTAAGTGCTTGAATTGCTTTCTCATTACTATAACCATAGTATGATTTGACAACATCAAGATTCTTGATCTTATCTTTACGGAGCCACGGAGAGAATCTCTTCTTTTTCCTAATACTATTTAGATAAAATTGATATTGAAGGTCTTTGGCCAAGTGAGATTGTAGGTTCATCTCATTTGCAAACATGATACAATCAAGATGTGCCGACATACACTTGTTGATTATGAATGGGGCATATTTCTTTATCAACTGAGGATCTTCCCTAGTGATATCCTCCTTAGTCAAGTTTATCGAGTTCAGCCAGTCTTTTAGATCTGCCATTTCTTTGGTACTGTAGTTGTGATAGTTGTCTTTCTAGTTCAAATTTAATTGTCAGGAGGTTAGAACTTAAATATGTCTCCCATTCGTTGCCTACTATAAGGTCTTCCAAGTGTGCTATATGTTCTAGAGCGAACATGATTTTAGTTTGATCGTTCATTTTCATCGGATAATATCTATCTCATCAGGATTAGTATTCCAAGTTTCCAACTTAGTCCTTAGTCTTCCTTCATTCTTGAGTTTGGCAAATCTCTTGGTAGCCATCTTCTTCCAGTGTTTGATAATCTCTTCTACCTCAAACCTGTCATAGTTATCTGCCTTGATTAGAGTATCTTGTTCACCTAAGATAACTTCCCTAGAGTTCTTGAACCCATAGGTTGACATGTAGAATCTTTTCTGTTGTGTAAGATCCTTTGCGGCAAGAATGGCATCATTAAACTGTTTGATCTTTTCGGGATCATTCAAACATTTTTTGATAATAGAAATCATCTTTGTTTGAATCTTTAGTTTTCTACTAGAGGCATCTTCTTTTACCAAACACTTGTCATTATTTCTAGCAGTGAACCATTTGTTTAATTCTTGAAATATAGAATCATGTATAAGAGGTGTAAAATTACTTTCTGTCAATCCCTTATATCTCATATATGGTTTTAATCCATCGTATTGAGATGATGATTTAGTAGTTCCATATAGTGACGTAGTTTCAAATAAACAAATATCTGCATCATACTTTTTGTTTAGTGTCTCTCTAGCAAGATGAGAACAACATAACATCGCTAAAAGTTTACCACCCAGGCAATTATATCCAAACGGTTGAGTGGGAACAATAATAAATCCCATGATGGCATGTCTATTGAATATTGTTAATTCTGGAACATTTCCTAACCAATCATTTCTAGGTTTAGAGTTGATAGTAGGAGATCCAAATCTACAGAATCCAATAGTTTTATCTGTATTAGTTTCTTTTACAATCCATTTGAGAGATTTTCCAGGCACAGATTTCTCTATGGCATGTGATGTAGTAATCTCCAACCTTTCATTGAAGTATTCATTACTAAATCCATTCTTCTCTCCAGCTAGGTAGATCTTGATATCCATATCATTAGGATGCATATCAAAATCGGTGAATAGATCATCTTCAGGCCCCATACCAAACAAAGGTACAGGTAACTGAGCCATGCGATCTAGTTTTACATTACGAAGGTATTCATCAATTCTTCCTGTGTTAGAGAAATAATCAATAAATTTATCTGCTGCATAGGCGGCATCAATTTCACTTAGATTCATTGGATTATTGGCATCCTCCAAGGGTCTTCCATAGGTTCCATTCTACTTGGATCTAATTCATAGTATTCACCAGGCCCTGTTAGTGGTACAGGTTGAGTAAGAACCTCTATGAGTAAATTAATATCCGCAGATATAGCGTCGCCTGTGTCTGCCATCCTACGATATCCATTACCAATATAGATTTGTCCAACAACAACGGCAATAGTCGCTGCACCCCAGAACAGATAGTATCTAGAGGA